AAGCAATCAGCTGCTCCGGGGCCATAATTCCCAATGGCGTGGTGGTATATGAAATCAGTCGTGCGTGCATGTTATTTATCCCCCTCACATAAGGCGGCATAGGCGCGCTTGACAACTGGAGCCATCATGTTCCCCTGCTCCATTTCAAATTCGATGTGCTCAGCGGTCCAGAATTCTTCTGGATGGTACTCGTCCAACAACTCCTTCAAGGATTCTCTGAGCAACTTGTTCTGGTTCATTAGATCAATGTGATCTTGCAGCAAACAATCCGCAATCTTCTCAATCATGTCGTTCATGCCCACAACTCCTCTTGTTCGTAGTACCCCGCCATACGATCCGCCTCGTATTCCAGAAGATCGAGCGCGTCCTGTTCAATCGCTTCGATCTCCGCGTCTGTCAAATCGCAAACCATCTCCCCGTTTATAAACACTTCGAAGTCGAGGAAGCCGTTTTCCTCTGGATACCACGTGTCCGGGTTGCCCGAGGACTGCCCGGGACGATCCGGGCAGTAGGCAGTGACGACAACGGTGGCGGGCTCGCTGCGCAGTGTGATGTCAAACTCCATGACGCACCTCCTCACGCTTCCACAGGCTCTCAGCAGAGCGCCGTGCATGCACGGCAAACCCGGCGCAAATGGTTTTCCCAAGCTCCATGAGCCCTGATTTCTTGTCAATGTTGAGTTCAGGGTCGTACAGGTCCGCGACCATGTTGACGAGGTCTACGGGAGATGTGTTGAGCATCTCGATCCTGCCCTCGCGTTCGGTCCAGTCGGAGATGATGTAGGCCTGCTCCTGACGGTGGAGCTTGTCCCATGAGCCTCGGCCCTCGGCCAGTGCGCCGCGCGCAACAGTTTCCCAGTTCATGCGTTTTCCTTTCTGTCTTTCTTTGCGTAAACCATATCGAGCATTTCCTCGACATGGTCTCGTTTGCGCCAAGGGCTGAGGCCCTTGAACCATCGAACGTTTGCTTCAGAGGGAAGAAATCCCCAGGCCTCCACGAACAGTGATGGGTAGTGTCTGTCTTCCACGTGCAGTCTCCTGTATCACGCCGGGATGGCGTGGAGCGAATTGTGCGACCGGTCGCAGGCCTCTGTCAACACAAAAAACGCCCCCTTACGGGGGCGAGGGCCGGGCTACCCGGCAGGGGGACACTCAGTCAGAGTTTTGATAAGTCGGGACAGGTACCACTGCGCTTTGCGGAGGTCCTCGACACCATTCTTGTCCTTCCACCGCCAGACGTACTTCACGACGTTGGCGGTGCACACCGCCTCGAATCCATCCAGCCGCTCGACCACGGCTTGGATAGCGTCGATGCATTCGATGCCGCTCGAACTCTGGTAGTGGCTGGGGCGGTTTACGGAATCATGAGGAGGCTTGTGATCGCCGAGCGCCTCCCATGGGCTCCCCTGATGCTTTACCACGGTCACTCCTCCTCCTTTGATTTCAACAAATACAGGATAGCATTTCGCAGGGACTTGATGTCATCCTTGAAGTGTCCGAGGCCCAGGTTGCAGGCCGAGCAGAGCAGGCCTCGAAAGCGGTTTGTGGAGTGGCAGTGGTCCGCGCTCAGATGGCCCTCGGGCCGCGTTCCGCAAATCTGGCAGCGTCTGCCGAGCGCTTCCTGAAGCTCGAAGAATGCATCAAGGGACATGCCAAACTTCCGCAGACGAGTTTCTCTGCGCTTCTCCACGGACACAGAGGGGCGCGGATACTTTTGTCGGTAGAGGTTTTGGCAAATCTTACAGACAGCCTGGTGACGCTCTTTTCGTCGGTAGAATTGGTCGAGGGGCTTGACTTCGCAGCAGGATGAACAGCGCTTTTTATTTGGACGTTCCGTGGAGTTTGTCATAGGAGCGGAGGCCTCCGAGGCCCAGGAGCCCCAGCAAAATTACGATGAGGTCCCCCAGGTCGACTGCTGGAATAGGCGTTTCATTGCCCGCCAGCAGGAGCGCCCATCCCGCCAACGGACGCCCGATGTAGTGCCAGGCCAGCGCACATCCACACACCCAGCCGACGAAAGGTCGCCAACGCGAGGTGAAGGGATCTGAGCTTGCCGCTTCGACTTTGTTGACATCGGCCTGCATCTGCATGGCCTGGATGTCTGTATCAAGTTGTTTGAACTCTCCGGCCTGCTTCATCTTCTCCAGCTCGAGAAGCGCAGCGGCTTTCTGTGCAGGGTCTGGCCATGCACGGTCGATGATTTTTCCGACTACTCCAGCGATTGCGTCTGCGATCATGCGATTTTACAACATGTAATTTCGGGAATATCTTCAGGTGAAAACTTATTCGTTTTTTTAAGATTAACCTGAGCCGGTATCACTCTTATGTTTTTTTCCAAATGCAGACCACATACCTGTGCTCCGTTTAGGGGAACAATATGGTCCACATGCCATTTAATTCCTGTTATTTTTGTCCTGAGCAATGCTAGTTCATATGCTTCTCGGATGAAAAAACTGTTTGCCCATGGAGGGGTTGCTTGCCTAAATCTTTTTCTCCGTGCATTCGTTTCAGCTAGTTTTTTCTCTGGATACTTTTCACGGTGTCTCTTTAACGCTTCTCTATACAAATACCTTTTTTGTTCTCTCCGCGCAGCGTCATAGTTTCTTTTTTTGTCCTTATCCGCATAGTATCGCTTAGAGGCCCCTGAAATAATGTGTGTACGTCTACACCCACTGCATCTCTGAGCGTCAGAACGGCGTGCTTTTATCTCGTTTCCGCAATCAACGCACACAGGTTTTTTTGAGCACGATGGGCACTTTGTTTCGTTGTTTACTTTTTCAAACAAGGCGGAACAAGCACGACAGACTCGCATTATGAACGACCCCCGTGTGTTATTGAAAAATGAACCGCATCTTTTCTCTTAAATCGTCCCCCCCAACGACAGTCACTGCCCAAGGACTCCCAGAAAATCCCGAGAGGCTCGTATGCGGAAGGGTCGGTCTGATACACGCCGTCGATGAACAAGTTGATGTCAATTGCCAGTCGTTCGCAGTGGAGGGAATTGACAATACCTTTGCCTGCGTCGGCGTTCTGCTTTGCCTGTTCCGGGGACCGATATGCGTCTCCAAAGGAAAGCTCAAAGCCCTGCTTGTATGCCCATTCGATCAATAGACCTACGAGTCGAGTGAAACGTCGTTGCTTCTGTCCGAGGGTCTCGATCACTTACGCTTCTTCGCTGTCTTTTTGGACTGACGGAACGCCTTGTCCGTTGGGGAGCCTTTGCTCCCTGGGGCACGCATTTTTTCACCGGAGCCCGCGGCGATGCGGGCTCGTTTGGCGTGGATGTTGGCGTACAGACCTTTGCTCACTCGCGTGACTCCAGAAGGCCTTTCTCCCTGGCGAATGCGATGACATCTTCCGGACTTTGAAAGTCCGGAAGGTCTGCGCCACGTTCACGAAGGGATCGAAGCAACGAGATGTACTCGTTCATTGTAACGCTGTCGTCCGACTGACCACGGCCCATGGGCCGTGGGTCTCGCTGCTCTGGCATTACTTCTTCCCTCGTGTCGGCTTGGCCATGCGGCCACGCACTGCAGGTTTAGTCGTGCGTCCCCGCCCTGCGGGCTTGGCCATGCGACCTTGCGCTGCGGCCTTTTTCTTGGCCTCGCCGCCTTTCCTGAAGCGCGCAGGCGCTTGATTGGATGCGTTGGAGATGCCCGGAAACATTTGCTCGTCTGCTGCGGTCAATGTCCCCCGCTGCTGTGGCTGCTGCTGCTGCCTCATCTCCGGGGGTGTCCCCGGAAAATAGCTCACTTGCCGATCTGGGTTCATTCCCTGCGCCGCGCTCATTCCCTGCATTCCCTGCCGCTGCCCGCCGTACAGGTCGGAGATCTGGGAAGGAACTCCCCGCCCTTGCTGCGGCATTCCCCGGGACTGCGGCTGCTGCATCGACTGCTCCAGCTGCCTTTGATACTGCTGTTGCATTGCTGGGTCCATTCTCTGCATCCCCTGCTGCGGCATTCCCTGCCGCTGCCCGCCGTACAGGTCGGAGATCTGGGAAGGAACTCCCCGCCCTTGCTGCATCCCCTGCATCATGGAGGGCATCTGCCCTTGCTGCGGCATCCCCTGTCGCTGCTGCATCA